CCCCTAAGGGGTAAACTGTTCCGAAGAACTAATTATAACTTTTGTGTTATAATTACCATTAAATTAAATACTTAGTATTTATCTTCGGTTTTGTATAAAGTCCTTTCTTTGAAAGGGTTGCTTTATTCCAGTTTTGGAAGAAAGTAGTAGTAGTTATTTTGACTATCTACCATTCACCTTAATTATTATTAAGAAGTGAAAGGCTTCGAGCCTAAATATTAATTCCTATAGACTAATCTATAGGTTCGATAGTATTTACTATCCAAAACTATCCACTTTAATACAATATGAAAAATATTCATATAAAAGTTTTAAAAAGACTTTTAATGTTATTATTTCCTCATATTGAGTTAAAATTCTTTAGACCTTTTGTCTCTAATTTATTTAAATGAATTAAAGATTGAGGTATAATCCATACTATTAAGTATTATAAACAAATGCGTCTACATTGTACAAGGTACATATGTGGTCAGCCTTTACTTACTAATACTATGAGTATTGGATTAACTAAAGATGGATGACCAAAAAAGCTTTTATTTCTTAAGTCTTTTGTTGATAATGGTTCAACTTCTAATTTAAAATTTGTTTTAACAATTTTAAATTTTAGTCGCTCATTTATTCTATCAAAGAATGAATGAGAGAAAGTAGTTCCTAACTTCTCTAGTATAACTGATCCCCCAAAAGGGGACTATATTATACCTGGAGGTTTTATCAATAAATTTGTTAAGAAACATTCATTGAAACGAAAACCACCTGTCTTCTCTAAAAAATTGTTATATTTATCAATGAAAGCAGGTCCTGATGGACCAGCCACATTGACATCTTATCATAATCTATTACAATATAGTTATGAAGAGATGCAAAATATTTTCAATATTACAGATGAAGCCGGGGCGGATTTCTTTTCTAAATCCTACAAGTATGCATGGGATAATAACTTGTATGCCCAAAAGTCAAAAACTAATGGGGTACTAAGTTATGTTAAAGATCCCGAAGCAAAATTGAGAATAATAGCCATTTCTGACTATTATACTCAGTTGTTTTTAAAACCAATTCATAACATAATTTTATTTATGTTAAGAGGAAGTTTTAATACTTGCGATAGAACCTTTACTCAAGATCCAATGCATAGATGGGAGGAAAATGAACACTCGTTTTGATCCTTAGATTTGTCTAGTGCAACTGATCGATTTCCTATAGATTTACAACGTAGACTATTAGTTAGAATTTTTAATGAAAAATTCGCTCATAGTTGAAGTTATTTATTATCTAATAGGAAGTTTACTACTCCATTGGGTGACATTGTAAAATATTCTACAGGTCAACCAATGGGAACTTACTCTTCCTGGGCTGTTTTTACTTTAACACACCATCTAGTTGTGCACTATTGTGCATATTTAGAAGGTTATGAAGATTTTAACCAATATATCATATTAGGTGATGATATCGTTATTAAAAACGATAAAGTTGCTAATAGGTATATTAAAGTTATATCCTCACTCGGTGTTGAAGTATCTCTTAATAAAACACATGTATCTAAAGATACATATGAATTTGCTAAGAGATGAATAAAACCATTAACAAAACAGGAGATAACTGGTGTTCCTTTAAAAGGAATAATAAATAATTTTATGAATCCACAAGTGGTTTTCATAATTTTATATGATTATTTCAAAATAAAGAACAACCTTTATCTAAGTAGGTTTAATTTAGTTGAGTTGTTATTTAGACTTTATCATAAGTTTAGTATTATTCAAAAACTGAATTCTAAAAAGAAGAAATTTTCTTCTAAAAAGATATTCATTAATTTGAATAGAAATAAACTTATGATGATCAAAGCTTTGGGCCTGTCATTGGATATCGACTTTGGTTACTATAGTTATGATAAATTGAGAAATTTATTCACTCTATTAGTAAAGAATGATGATTATCCTATACCAGGTGAAGGAGTAGCTCTTTTAGAATATAAAAGAATTCTTTCACAAGGAATGGCAGGTATAATTGGTAAAATCAATAATAATATTATTAATAATCCTGATTTACTTTTGAGTAAATTTGAGATTATCGATAAAAATTTATTATCTGATAATCCAATCTTCCTTTCTATCTATAATACCATTAAACAATCTTGATTAATTGTTCAAACCTGGGATTTAAACGATGACATTATTTTACATAATGCATCAAAAGAAATCCAAGATCTCGATATTGAAAAGATATTCAATAAAGACCGAAACAAAATCCGGTCCTTAATGACTATTGGATCAATAATTCGAGGTGGTTTTAAGATTCTTAATAATACTCATGAAATATACTACGGTAGTTCAACTACTGAAAGTACATTCACAGCACCCAATGATTTAATTAAGTCATTACAACTTAATTTTAACAATGATGTGCTGGAGAGTATTATGAAAAATGAATGAAAGGAACCTGTAAAGCAGGATATAAGTTCTTATATCTCTGCTTGGGAGAATTTAAAGCTTTAGGAAGTCCTTAACCAATATGTAAAATAATTTACATTAAAGGTCACTT